CACCATTCCACATCCAGTCTCTTCTACTAAGCTTCTAAGTTGTGTCATCGTATTATCAATTAACCGTCGTTCATCATCTCCTTGGATACCACTAACTACAATAGATAGATGGTCAAGGAATATCCACTTACAACCTAGTCCTTTGCATAGGTATCGAATCTTACTTAACAAGTTATCACTCTCTGTACTTCCGAAGTGGTCATAGGTATAGAAGTTCTTTTTACCCATCGTCTCATCGAATGCTTTGCGTAACTCCTCCTCCTTTAAATCATTCTCAAGGTGAAGTGGTTTGTTAAGATGAATGCCTAAGATGCCAAGTGCAGTTCTTCTTACTGATTCTTCCAGTGCTATATAACCTACCGTCTCGCCAAGTCCGAGGAGATGGTGACAGACTTCACGACAGAACAAGGACTTCCCAATCCCTGAACCAGCACAAAGTGTCACCAACTCTCCTCGTCTTATACCGTGTGTCATACCATTTAAAGAAGCATATGGATAAGGTTGTGACTCAGAAGTATCCTCCTTTATTACAGCTTGCCATATATCTTCTCCTCCCACTATCCCATCAGGTCTATACTCTCTCGCTTGCCACAAGCAATTCACCAACTCCTCGCTACGCTTTGCCACTAACATATCATTAGCATCCTTTAGTGGCAGTTCAGCTATGTATGCTTTACCAGGAGTTAAAAGAGCAGCACATTTTGCAGCCCCATCTCTTCCTGGATCATCATTATCAAAGCAGAAGATTACTTTCTCAAAGCTTTCCAACCAATCAATTGCTTGGCTGACATACTTCTTTGCTCCTCCTGCTCCGTTAGGTACACTAACTACAGCCCATTTGTTTCCGAAAGCTTGACTGACACTTAACGCATCAATCTCTCCTTCACATACTACTACTCTTCTTCCACCACTACTCCAAAGGTGCTGTCCATATAAGCCATACAGCTCTCCTTTGATAGAAAAAGTTTTGTTAGCGAATCGTAGTTTCTGTGCGACAAGTGCTCCGTTCCTACTTTTATAGTTAGCAATGTGTACTGGTTCTCCGTTGTGAGTTCCTATTTGATAGCCCCACTTCTGACAAGTCTCCTTTGTTAAGTTCCTTCTAGCTATCTCCTGTGCTTTACCTGTGATAAATGAAGTATTGTTGGTTGTAGGTAGTGTCATAGTTTGTTGTCTGCCTCGACTGTATGAATCACAGCTGAAACATTTTGTGCTTCCGTCGTCGTTGACTGCAAGAGCGTCACTCGATCCACACTTTGTACACTGCTGGTGCGTTCTAGTGAAAGCCATTGTTTTGGTATTTGTTTATGTGCATATAATATTCCTTTCTTCTCACACCACATCGCATAGGTAGTCTTACTTCCTTTACGAATCTTGTTGTAAGCATTTTGAAATAACAACCTAATGTCTAGGTCAGGATGTTGTTCCTTGATTAACAAGTGTTTAGTCCTGTCCTCCGTGACCCACCTCCCCTTGGTTTCAATAATGATTCCGTTGGGGAGGATGAAGTCAGGAGTGTAGGTACTAAGACGCTTGTACTCGATCACTAACGATTCGTACTTGTACTTTATACCACACCGTCTTAGTTGTGATGCTATTCTCTCTTCAAATCCAGACCTAAAAGTCTGCTTTGATAATGTCTTCTTCTTCGGCATCAAGTGCTTGGTCTAAGTTTTCACCTCCGTTAACATAGCCTCCTTCAACTTCAGTAAATCCAAAGCTTTCAGCTGCTTTCTCACTTAGGCTACCATCACTTAACTCGATAACTTGACAAGCAAGTAAGTCCAGTGACATTCCAAACCCAAGTGCAGGTACAAACCAAAACCGTGGACGAAAAGCTAACTTAACCTTTGATCCACCTCGTACTAATGTATCCTTTAAAGGGTTACCTTGTGAGTCATACAAAGCAATAGACTTAGCAGCTCTTGGGTCTCCATTTTTATAAGTGCCAGGAAGTACATCTTTCAACTTTGTTTTTATTATCCAATCGCCATCGTCATCCTCACGCACAGGTGGGTCAGATAGTTTAAGCTTTTGTTTACCTGTCTCCTCCAGTTTACTTTGATACTCAGCGTCGAATAGTGGTTGAAGCTGTGTGTTGATAGCCTCTGCTTCTTCCTTTGTTACTATTAAATCACAACTATATTCACCTTGATCGTTAAATCTTGTGTTAGGTGTATTCACATTAGGATACTTTGCTGTACCTACTGGTGTTACAATTTGTGGGTGTTTTGTTCTAGCTTTTACTGCCATTGTCTCTCTTTCTTTATTGTGTTTATTATGAGAATATATACTGACAGTCGTTAAGTGCCGACACATCTAAAGTGCCAAGTTCAGGGCTGTCTTCCAGTGTACATCCTCTTTGTGCTTCAATCTCATCCTTGAACTTGTTGACAAGATCGTCGCTAAAGTGTTGTTCGTAAATCTCTCTTAGTTGTTGGTGCATTTTCGGTGCGTTAGGGCTTTGAGTTGCAAAGCTGTCGTGTATACTTGCTATACAATAATCACTTTTGCAAGCTAATTCCATCATAACAGATGAGTCAAGACTATGTATATAATTAGGTACAATAGCTCGTGCCATTCTTCTACTACATATTCCTTTCTGTTTGTTGTTAAAAGCAAGGATAGTGTTTTGCATATTTAAAATGCTACTCACTTTAATTATTGTTTGCTCGTATAAAGCTTGTACAATTTCTAATCCAAAAGGTGTGGTCCACTTGATAGGTTTGTCAGTCCTGGCTATATCTTTAAACCACTTCATCAATTGTAAATGTGGTTGAATTAAAGCGTTGGCTTTGTCGTTGATTAAAGAAGCTAAATATATCATAGCCTCGTTGAAATCTTCCTTGCTGAACGGACTACCTAGTCCCTCCTTAAGGCGTTTAACAACAGCATCTTCCAGTGCATCTTTACTCGTGTATCCATTCATTCCAAAAGGTTTACACATCACTATCTTCTTAGTAAAGCTGCGATCTATTCCAAACTTTAACCAATCTCCAGCCAAGCTGTTCTTACTTTTATCTTTCATCAACCTATCGTACACTTGATCTGCTACTTCCTGGTATATATCCTGTGGTTTCTGGTCAGGTATTAAGTTAACGTGATAGCCAGACTCTTCGTCCCTTGTTAACAAAGATAAAATCTGTATGCCATTACAACTAGCGTCCATGTGACAAGGTAACTTAGTTTCAAATCCCCATCCTTGCTCTTTAAACTCAGCGTATTCAAAACAAAAGTGTATGAAAGCCCACGGATCACTCGCTTCTTGCCACCAAGTATGTTCACAAGGATCATTTGCACTTTCAAGTATCAAGTCTTCCTTCTTATCTATCCAATCCAAGCGTTTAACATAGCTTCCTTTTACTCCAAACACATTAGCTCCGTGAATCAGTAACCATCTACTATCTTCGTAGTTATTTATCGGTACTCCCTTGGCAAATTGTAAAGCACTCCTTCCAAAGTCACACGATTGTGGATTAACATAACTAGGTATTGAATACACCCTTCCTCTATAGTCCATTTGATAAGGAAAGTAGAACTCCTCCATCTCAGCGTAGCGTTTTGCAATATTAAGGATTTTCAAGCACCTCATACGCTGTCCGTTACTCCTTAAATTATATTCGTATATCTCTTTTTGTTTACGCTTCCATTCAGTGAAAGCTTCAGGGTCTGTTTCAGATAACCTAGGTACAATGTCAAGTGGTTCAAGCAGTTCACTCTTCTCCATTCCTCCAATCGTTAGGTCTTTACTCCAAGCCCAAGTCATAAGGTTTAACATCTTCGGATTAATCTTCCAAGCTACTCGTTGAAGTTTATTTAAGGGCTCGTAAGCTGGGCTAAGGTCTCTGTGTTTTATACCGTCGTTATTCTTGATCTTCATTATCGGAAGAGTAGGTAGTCCTTCACTGTTATATCCTCCTCCGTAGTTATCTATCCAGTCAACAGGTGGTTTAGGTGTAGCTAAATAGAACGGACGGATAACCTCACAATTCTCATCGTATTTATTTACCCAAGCATACAATTCTTTATTAGGGGCTATGACTTTTCGTTTAACTTTATTATAAGTGTACTTGATTTTAACGTGGAATAAATTAGAGTGCATTCGAATCAATTCAATCAACCAAGAACCAAGCATTATCTTGTTACGCTTACTCCAAAGTTCAAACCTTTGATACCTTCCTTGTTTGTGATACTTTCTTTCTTTATCCCAAAACTTATTAACAAATCTATTCCTTGTAAGTACATCCTTTTGGTCTCGTTTTAATAACAACCAATCACTCTCCGTCACATTCTCTTTAAAATAACGGACACGTACTTCATCTTCCAAAGCTTTAGCTACTAAAAAGGAAGCTTCGGATATGTAAGGTTCACCAGGAAGGATATCAAACAATACCTTTACTCCTAGAAAAGCTACAACACTAGGTTCTAAGTCCCATATATAAGGAAGCCAAACAGGTACAGGTGCGTTAGGCCGTGCGTTGTCTTCAAAGAATTTATTTACAGCGTGTTCAATAGGGACGTGTACTTCTCTTCCTAACTTCTTATAAGCTGGTAATTCAGAGTTGTATCCTTGGGCTTTGTAAATCTCTTGGGCTTTTCTATACCTAGCTTTTCCCCATTGGATCATATCACAATCATTATTTGTCATGTTTTTTGCTGTTTAAATGGTGTTCGATCACTGCTTTTTTATACAAAGCTTCTCCAAATAGAATATCTTTGAAATCTCTCGGACGGACACGCTTTTCATCTGTTCTAATTACCTTTCCGTCTTTATCGTAACCTAATTTATTGTTACTCCAAAAGAGATCACATGCCTTTGTAACTTGTTCTGCAAATTTCACACCTAACAAGACATTATTATCGAAGTCCTCAAGGTCTCTACTCATGGTCCTCTTCCTCTTCCTCTTCGTCGCACACACAAAGTTCATCATCATCGTCCATCCAAGACATTGAACAAGACGGACAGGTAATGCGGTATACTTGATAAGGACAATCATCTGGTCTGAATCCTGTCCCTGTTTTTATCCAGTTACTTTCCATTGTTATACTCTTCTAGTAAATGTTGTAGTGACACGTAAAGGTCAAAGTATTTATGGTTAGGATCAAGTACTCCTTTAAAATACTCGGTCATTATATAGTGCATTACTTCTTCTATCATATTTCTTTTTATTGGATTGTTGGTTGTTTGTCGGATACATCCTTCGATGGTACTATACCCTTGGTCAAAGTTACAATGAGGAGTTAAAGAGGAAAGGCAAGTTAAACATATATCCCCCTCCTGGTCATGCCCTCGTAAGGTTATACCACATTTACTACAGGTTTTCATGGTTCTCTGTATAAAAAGCCAAGGCTAATGATTAAGATCAAGGCGTACATTAGTAACATTTCTAAGCTCATTATATTAGTTCAAGTTGTTTAGTTGTTTTAACTCCCCATTGCTCTGCCATCGCATCAGCTATACCTTGGAATGTTTTAGAGCGTAGTTTCTGCCTCTCTGCTTTAGTCTTAGCTTTAGATAAAATATCTATATACCATTGAGCTTGTCGTTTGGTTCGCCCTGTCTTTTTACAAGTCCATTCAAACATCTCACCCTTCCCCACTATCTTGGTAGGTTTTAATTTAGGTAGGTTCTTTAACCACAGACAGGTAGTCTTTTGTGCTTCATCTCCGAATTGCCAGGGTTGTATAATCTGATCAGGTTTTCTTATCTCTGAACTGATACAACTAACTGGATTTTCTATTGCTATCTTTTCTATAGGTGCATTCATTAAAGCACGGACAAAGTCAAGACCATCCTCTCTGTTCCTCCATCGCTCTTCGTTTCTAGTCTTATCTTTATTATACAACCATCTGTTACCACTTACTGCAAGATAAGTACAAGGAGGGTGAGCAATCATCATATCCCAACCATCGTTTACAATATCAAAAACAGAGCCTTGATAATGTGGTCCAGGAGAGTCAGTAGGTAACAAATCGCAAGACATAACATCATGTCCTTGTTTAATAAAAGCATCTCTAACTGCTCCACTATATTCACACGCTATTAGTATCTTCATTGTATCAATGGTTAAATTTACATATCGGACACTTACCGTGCGATACATCGCTACATCTGTCGGTTAATCTAGGTGATTTGCAACTCGATAAGACGAGTAACAAAGTTATAAGTATGATTTTATTTTTCATATCGTCACCTCCACAGCGTGCGTAAAAGTCATTCCTAACATCTTTGCAAGGTTAAACCCTGTCTTACTCGCTTCCTCAGCACTGCGTGCCTCTACCTCGCTAATAGCTCGTTGTTTAACAATTCCACTTGGCAAGGTATGGTCAGCATAAAGCTGATAGTTTTTTAAAGGCTTTCTATGTTTCTTTCTTATTTTCATGGTTTGGTTTTAGTTTTTTAAGTTCTTTAGCAACTTGTTTGAATTGCTCTATTAATTCCTCTTTAGAACTAGCTTTGCCAGTGAATAAGTCAGGATACAATCTGCAATGCCATTTGTAATACACTTGTTTATAATCACTGACAACACGATAACAAAAGGGAATCTCTTCTATGTATTCTGTAACGCTCATTATAGGCTACAGATAAAGATTAATAAAGCCCATGTGCAAAGCACTATTACAGGCGATATAAGCCATATAACAGCGTGTTCCTTGCGTGTTGGTTTTAAGGAGTCAAATAATTGGTCCATGTCGGTGTGATCGGTTGGTTTTTTCATATTGTTTTATTAGTTAGTTATTAATCTTCTGTTTCGATGTGCTCTTTTAGTTCATCCCAGTTGATATCTTGTAAGTTAATCATATCAGCAAGTATCTTATCTGTTACACATTCGCTTGTAGATAGCTTATCAATTTTTTCCTCTAGTTCATCCTTTATCCAGTCAATATCTGATTGTGTGTGAGGCTCGATCCATAAGTTGATCAGCCAAGTTGATCTGTTAGTCCATCCATTGTAGGTATTTTCTTTATTCATAATATATTTTTTCTATTTGGTTGGTTATTATTTATTTGATTATGCCGGTCAATCTTTTTTTTTGAGCACGTACACTTAAAATTATTATTTGTCCGGGCACCCAAAAACCCCACCGGTTTCCCGGCAGGGCTTAGGTTTTATAATTTACTTATGATTTACACATCTAATGGGCTTTTACGCTTTGTTTGTCCAGTTAAAGAATCAATAAGCCGGTTGCTCTCGTTCTCCATTCTAGTAATCTCATAAGAGTACTTGTCCTGGGTAATCCGCTCCGCTGAAGCTTTGATCTCCTTTTCGTTGCAAGCTTCGAGAATGAGATCAGCAACTAAGTCGTTTAACTCTATTATATCGAGCTTGTCGCCTGATTTAATCTTTAATGCTTGGTCAATGATTTGGTTGATTTTCATATCTTTTTATTTATTTATTTGTTTGTTGGTTTGATAGGCCGTAAGGCCCGGTTAAAGAACTACTAAAAGCACCGCAAGTTTTATGCCAGCTTTTACACCTCAAAACCCCACCGGTTTCCCGGCAGGGCTGTGGTTTTATTCTGGACGGCTTACTTAGTCCATCTGTCGACTAGCCGGGATACTCTCCAAAGAGCTTCGAGCTGATCTAAGGTGTATAAGTTGTTGTTGTATAGGTACTTGTAATTTCCTACGTGCTCAATGGATTCGTTTTCCATCCACTTTTCGAATTCTATTTGATATTCAGTCATAATTTCATAGTTGTTATTGGTTAATCTGTAAAAGAACGATACCACATGTAAAGCAAAGCTTATGCCAGTTTTAAAAAACTAAATAATATCCTTTAATTTCTCTAAAATAGTATGAAATCACTAGCAAATTGAACGGAACTAGGAAGATATTACCTAGCAGAATTTACCTAGTAGGAAAAAATTACCTGGAAAATAAACGAAAAAGTAAATACAAATTGACAAATGATAACGCATTATCAATAAGCTCTATGCAAATTACTTGCAATAACGATAGATTTTACCTAAGTCATTGATAATCAGTAATTAGACATAATCCATATTGTACGATTTAGTTTCATAAGTACATTGATTGCCAGGGATTTATGAAAAGCATTGATTGTCGATTTGTTAACAACACCTCCCCCACAGTAGAAAAACGCAGGCACGCACGGGGTATTTTAACGCACGCGTATATAGCGTAACCCCTTCAGATTTTTTCAACTAAAATTAAAATCTAATACAATTGAACTAGCCTTGTACTAAAGCGTAGTATCTTCAAAGTCATCTTCATCATCATCTTCTAGGTCAAAGTCTAGATCAAACTCTATAACACTGGTAGCTAGTAAGTCATATTTAACAAACTCCAGGACTCCTATGATTGTTTGGTCGTTCAAATCGAACTCCCCTTTATAACGATTTATTATATTGCACAAGTCGTTGGTTAACAAGTCTGTCTGAGTATCTATGTCCATAATCTTAAATTTAAAGCTTTACAATTTCAAATATTTGTTATAATCCTATTTATAGGTTGTTGTGGATTTTCCATGACAAAGTTTAAAGAGGGAGATAGGAGAAGAACGAAGTATCGACTATCGATATTAAAGAAGAAGTTGTTAAAGATATTGTTAATAATATTCTAAGTTTAAACAAAGACATTGTCATAAACAATCTTTATCTAAAAACCTTTTTAAGGATAGGTGTGTCTAAAGACCAATAACATATATCTATAGGTACTTTATACTTATGTATTTAAACTAACTATCGGAGCACTATATATATATTAATCACTAAAGATTTGTTATAAGAAGGAGTAGCGATAGTTACGACCAAAGCAAAGCTCTAGGACCTTTAAGACTTCTCTTATGGAATGAATCAGTAAACTTTGTTAACTCTTTATCTAGGAGTTCTTGTTTCCTAAAGTTAATGTTATTGTCTACATCTTGATTCATTTGTTCTACCCAGTAGTTAACAGCAATACTTAAAGCATCTAATCTATCATCGTGACTAAGACTACCTTTATCTTTTGTTATACGACTAAGTTGATAGAATAACATATACTTAGCTTGATGTTCTATAGGATAACCTTGAGCACTCTTATAGTCATGTTGAACAACAGAAGGATCAATAATAAGTTTATGTTGATTAAGTACAGGTTCCAGGACATCAATGATTCTAAGTTCTTTTTGTTTAGAGTGTCTAACTTCTTCAACGGAACAAGGATAAGAAGTAAAAAGTAAAGGTTTAAGAAGTTCCATGAACATACCATCACCAAAGTTAGACTCTATGATAATCTTGTTAACTTTGTTATTCTTGGCTATGTGTACTAATTGTTTAAGAGTTTGATCGTCGTACCCACCTTTAAGACCACCAGCTTCAGGAACAAAGAGTTGACCGTTAAGCATCTTAACAACAGCAAAGCCTGTTTCATCTTTTCCTCTACCACTAGGGTCAATAGAAAGAACAGAACCAGTATACTCCACCATATCACCAATAGTCTTAGAAGGTCTGTGGTATCTATCTCCTCCTAGACCTACATTAGGAAGGTCTTTATTTTCGTTATCTGGATCACTGGACCATATAATCTTCTCAGGAGCTAAGTCGTTATCAATATCTGTTATAATAAGATCATTTATCTTTAGTGGGTAGCGATCAGCGTCAGACAGCCTAGGATTAAGCATGAACTGTAAAGCATACCCTGTACGCCCATAAGACAGCTTACGCTCTTCTAGGTCCATATCTGAGAACCTGAGAGGCTCTGTGGAGTGTCCTACTGTCTTTTCTGATATCCTATCTGTTATAAAAGGAGCTATATCGTTATCGTAGTTCTTAAGTACTAAATCTTCACTAGGATACTCAGAGGTCCATATACGAGCGTCATAGCCTCTCTCACGCAGTTTGTTATAAATTGAATCCTCGCACTGCGGTGTGCCTAGAAAGAGAATCCTAGAGGTGTCTAAGGGCTTTATAATAGCTTCAAACTCTTTTACTTGTTCATCTAGCTTATCACGCATACCTTGAGTAGCAGAGTTGTTAGGAACTTCTATGTCGTCAGCAATGATGATGTCAGCACGAGAACCTGTTAGCTGGGAGGATATACCTAGTGACTTAACGGAGGGAGCGTGAGCAGCAGGAGCAGGTCCTACATCAAAAGCTATCTTAGAGAACCTTTGATCGTTCTTAGGTATTAGTCCTTGAAGAACAGGAATGTCGTGTATGATTTTCAAGGTAAAGGTGGAGAAGTCATCAGCACGGTTCTTAGAGGCAGATACAACAAGTATGTTCTTAGTAGGGTCTAGAAGGAGTTGATGAACAGCATAGGCAGAACATATCCAGGATTTACCTACACCACGGAACGCCATGATAACAGATCGTTTAGGACCGTGTTGCATGAAGTCAGCTATGTCATACTGTAAAGCTGTAGGATCAGGTAGGTTCAAGTGTTTCCAAACTATATACAGGAAGTTACGGAAGTCTTTTAGTTGTGCGAGCTTATTAGTCATAAGTATAACAAAAGAGGGTCACCTCCGACTACTCAGCGATGACCCTAATTTATCTCTCTCTTTGATGTTATAGTTTTTGTTTTAATTCTGGGTCTTCTTCAAAAGGTAATACTTCTCCAAGCAAGTCATTAAGTGGAGTATCTTTACCACTCATAAGAACAACATCGTTATCCTTGAGTAGTTGTCTAGCACAGTTAAGAAGGGAAGGATTATATTCCTCAGTGATGTGCATCTGTTTAATCCCTTTCTTTAAAGTATCTGTTACTAGAATGTGTAACTCACCTAATTCTTCTTGTGTCTTCATAGTATTATTAACTCTCTAGGTTTTCTTTAAACTCTTCAGTATTTCATTGATCCACCCACTTACTAGAGCAGAGGTGCTGATATTTAACTTTTTAGCTATACCAGCAACCTCTGCTTTTTGTAAGTTATCGGGAAGACGAATCGTAATAGAAGAACTCTTTTTACTTTTCGCCATGACAGTCTTAAGCCATTGCAGCAGTAAAGTCTGCTAAATCACCAAGATTGTTACCGTCTCCAAGAACCACATCGTTACAGTTAAGATCGATAAGTTCAGCACTTGCGTCATCATCAGAGATGTCTGTAGAAGAAGCGGAAGCGGATGTTTTGTAGAAAGCAAACTTGTCAGTACCTTCGTCGTATACAGCAGCGATGTTTCCACCGTCTCCAGTACCACGCTCGATAATAAGACCAGCATCATTTGCATTGTTAGTTGCACTAGCAGCACCATCGTTAATCAAAAGAATAGAGTCTTTGATCTCGGAGTTAGTTGTTTGAACGGAAGTAGTTGTACCGTTAACAGTCAAGTTACCACTAAGAGTAAGATCAGTTCCACTTACAGCACCAGTAAAAGCAGCACCTGAAAGGTTAGCTTTAGCAGCGTCAAGAGCGGACTCAGCAGCACGAGCTGTTGAAGCTTCACTATCGATGTTAGCTTGAAGTGTTGAATCGGCAGAACTACGAGCAGTAGCTTCACCAGAAACAGCAGCTATACGAGCAGATTCCTCAGCGTCAATGTTTGACTGTAAGGTTGTGTCAGCTGATGCACGTGAAGTAGCTTCGCTATCAATGTTACCTTGAAGAGTCGTATCAGCGGAAGCTCTAGCAGTTTCTTCAGCATCAATTTCAGCTTGAAGAGCAGAGTCAGCACTAGCACGAGTAGAAGCCTCGGAAGTGATGTTAGATTGAAGAGTACTGTCGGCTGTTGCACGAGCTGTTTCTTCTGCGTCTATCTCAGCTTGTAAAGCGGAATCAGCGGATGCACGAGTGCTTGCTTCAGAAGAGATAGCGTCAGCGTTAGTTTTAACTTGTGAGTCAAGAGCTTCGTCAGCTGCAACCAAGTTACCTACGGAAGTAAGGTAGTTAGTAGAAGCGTTAGCAGTATAAGAACCACCTACTCCAAGACCAGCACCACTTTGAGTAGCGTCGATTTCAGATTGTAAAGCAGAGTCAGCAGAAGTTCTAGAAGAAGCTTCACTGTCAATGTTGCTTTGCAATGTAGTATCAGCAGACGCACGACTTGAAGCCTCGCTGTCGATATTGCTTTGAAGGGTTGTATCAGCACTGGCTCTTGCGGAAGCTTCAGCAGTGATGTTCGTTTGCAAGACTGCTTCAGCAGCCAATGCTCTTGTTTCTTCTACAGCAATCGCAGCCTTTGTAGACTGACCGATTTTATAGAATATAGATGTAGTATCTACTGGCATGATATTATATGTGTTTAGTTATTGTTAATGATAGGATGTAATTCCTAAGTTGTTAAAGCGTACCGTCCGAAACAATCTCCGTCCAAGAAGTACCATTCCAAACAATGATCTTATTAGTATCCGTTTCAAAGTAAGCTTCCCCTGCTGTAGGAGATGCTGGACGAGTGGAAGATGTAACTGTATTTAAAGTAGCCATGTCTTAGATTTCTCCTGTTTCAAGTTCTTGTGTCCAAGCTTCACCGCTTAATACAGTAAGCATAGCAGTGTGTGAAAGTGTATCTTTTCCGTATAGGCATCTAGGTTTAGGTCCTTCATATTTAACAAAGGTTTCTGAACCATCTACGCTATAACGAAGAGTATCTACACTAGTTTCTAGTACATCATCAAAGTTAACAGTGTCTACTTCGGATGCGTTTAATATTACATATTGTCTGCTCATAGTATTTTAAAAGTTAAGAAGGAACGCTTGAGGAGAATGTAGGACCGTTTGTAAGTGTACCGTCGTTACCTCCAGACCCTTGGTCTGTAATTGTTATCCCTGTTCCTCCGTCGTTGTCACCCATTCTCCACCAATGCACAGGGCTTAAAGAAGATATATCATTTGGTACTCCGCTATTGTAGATTGTTGTAAGATCAGATGATGATAACTCAGTACTAAAAATAGCAACCTCATCGATGAGACCTGGTCGTACTAAATTGTAATGTGTATATCTACCTATACTATAGGTATTACCAGCTTGAACAGTGATTGCAGAAGCAGTTGCAGAAAGGCTCGGTGTAGTGTTTCCATTGACATAGAATTTAGTACTACCTGAAGCGTTGTAAGTTAGTAATGCATGATTCCAAGCTGAACTACTAAAAGGATTAACCATACTCAAACTTCCCACCATTCCAGCGTGAATATATAGTTTGCCGTCAACCCACGTATAAAAACCTACTCCGGTATCTGAAAAACCTCCTAGCATAATTTCACCATAAAACCAAATAGAAATAGAAAAGGTAGAGGGAGTATTATTAAAGGTAGATATAGTTCCAACATCCATGTAGTCATTAGTACCATCAAAATCTACACTGTAGGCATTACTAAAGGAACTCGCTTCATCTGCAAACTTCCTCCAGCTTCCATTGTCATATACAACAAGAGCACCAGCGTCCGTACTGCCAGCTGCCTTCATGTATATCTCTCCATTCTTACCTATCCCATTAGTAACAATCGCAGATTGCTGGGAGTCATTAATTAATGCTATATCGCTCATATTATATTGTTTTAAGAGTTGTTGAATTGATGCCAAGTGCTTCCGTCGTAAACATAGAAATCAGCGGAGTCAGAACCAAAAAAGATAGTCCCTGCTGCATCGCCTGTTCTAGCACCTATGTTAGCTTCAGTATCAACTGTTGGTGTTTTTGTATCTGTATCTATTCCAAGCACAGCTTTAATAAAGTCACCTGTTGCGTCGGTCTTATCAACCTTATCATCAAGTCTGCTTTTAACTACTGTACCAATCTGTTGTAGAATGTTTGCCATTGTGTATTTAGTTTTAAGTTATAATTAAAGAGGTGTCAAAATTATTGAGCGTGTACCCATCCAGAACTTGTAAAAACATAAAGTTTATTTGTATCTGTAGCAAAAGCCATCGCCCCTAATTCATCACCTGTCCTAGCTTGAATGTTACTTTCAGTGTCTAATATCGCTTTGTTTGATAAAGTTGTTAAAACGTTTCTTACTGCTTGTCCCATTTGATACCATACGCTCATTATTTATATTCATTTTAGTTGGTTAATCCTGACGTGTAATCTTCCATGTCTCCTAGTTCGCCACGAAGATTACTTAGGTCTGTTTCTACTGAGTGTAAACTAACTTGAGAGGCAGAACCAAACACATCATCGTTTTGAAGAATGATATTCCCAGTCCTCCCTGCAACAGTCTGTACTGGTCCAAGATAAGTAAGACTATTCCAAGTAGTAACACCATCCCCTAATTTGACACGCTTATTCGTTAAGTCAATACCAAACTCACCTGCTAACAAAACAGGATTGGTAGATTCCCATAGGGAAGCTTCCCCTCTTCTAAGTTGTATTCGTTTAGTAAAACTAGGCATCGATTAATCCTCCGTCAAATATATCAGTTTCCTCCATTACAGGAGCACCACCGTCAAGGATGGCAAAGAAAGGTTCATTCTCTAAGGATTCTACTTGTGATTCTAAAGTTTCTGCTTTTTCTTTATTGTCCGTAGCTACCGCACCAGCAGACGCAGCGATAGTCCTACTTTGAAAAGCAAGAGGGTGAACACGAACTACAGGTCTTCTAGGCATCTGTTACCATTTACGACAAGACCAATACCCTGCCGATAACTTTGATTTCTTTTGGTCACACTTATGTCTTGCTCTAAAAGATTTTCTAGCT